TCAATACTTTAATCATATTAACTACAGAGATCCACCTAAGATTCAAGCATTAGAAGAAATTCGTATTAAGAAGTATGAAAACGAAGAACGTTACTTCGACTATCATGTAGATGTAGCTGATTATAATAGCGCAAGACGTTACTTAGTTGGATTTATATACTTAGATGATAATGAAGAGGGTAAAACAGTATTCCCTGATTTTGATATTGAAATTAGTCCAGTTGCAGGTAGAATGTTAATTTTTCCACCACTTTGGATGTATCCTCATGCAGGAATGCCACCTAAAGACAAACCAAAATATATAATCGGTACTTACGCACATTACGTTTAATTTACCAAAAGTATTGATTTTCTGTTGCCTTGACGTTAAAATCTTATTGTGGTCGGATGAGAATAGGTTATGATAATTTGCTCCTGTAGAAATATACGTGAATCAGACTTTCCAGATAAAGATAAATTAATTTTACGTCTGTATGAGGATGACGCGCAATGTAGGGTTTGTTTAGAGAATATCGATAGGTACAAGAGTAAACCGAATACGTTTATGGGTGCTTGGGCTTACTATAGTTTAAACAAAGAGTTTAGTAAATAAATATTTTTAATTGTTGTATGATGCAAACTGAAAAGGGTTCTGGACGCGGGTTCGACTCCCGCCTGGTCCACCAAAAGGAGATTGTATGCCAGTAGATATGTACTACTATACTGAGAGTGAATGGAATCGTTTAGGGTGTGGACCTCTTCCACCTGAACGAGATATTCGTAATAAGGTAAAGTCTTCTTTTGAGGGGCCAGACATGGTTTCGACAGGGTCAAGAGTAGGGGAGTGGACAACACGTCAGGCGATCGACGTTAATGAAGCAAATAAGTAATCGCAAATGACGAGTACTACGCTCTAGCAGCTTAAATTGCTAGATGGGGTTTCGGTAGCTGTCCTTATTACCCAATCAGCTACCTTAATGATTTTCAGTACGGTAGTATAAATAATATTTTAGTAGATTCACTTCATATGTTCAATAGATAATATGGACCGGCAATAGTGCCGCCATAAAGGAGAAAAATATGAAGTGGACTACACCTGCAGCTCAAGATATGCGTTTTGGTTTTGAAATTACCATGTATATCGCTAATCGATAAATAAATTGAGTTGGTAGATCTCTAAAACTACCATCACACAAACACACAAAAGGAGATGTAAATGAGTAATATGTCACCATTCGAGATCCGTCTCGAACTTCTTAAGATGGCCAAGGAAATGCTTACTGAAGATTATTACAGTAAGCGAGATCAAGTTTCCAACGACTGGCAAGTTAAAGTAGAAAACGCTCGCCACGCCGGTGCAACACCACCTGATCATCCAGGCTTTCCATCATACCCCACTGAAACAGATATTATTAATAAAGCGCAAGCTTTGAATGGTTTTGTTTCTCAACTTCCAGATGTAAAAGTTACTAAGAAATCTACCGCTTAGTATGGGGGGGCTTGCCCCCTTTAATAGGAGAATTACACATGACACGCTTTTTTACCGTTGCATTAGCAGCTGTTTTATTACTAGGTACGTATACAGGTGTTAGCGCAGTTACTAAACACAAGATTAAAAATATTAAGCAAGTTGAAAATATTAAAGATAAGCCACCCACATTAGCACAAAGGGAAAGACAACTTAATTGTTTGGCAAAGAATATTTATTTCGAAGCAGCATCTGAGCCTTTTGAAGGTAAGGTTGCAGTAGCTCAAGTCACATTAAATAGAGCAGAGTCAGGAAAATTTCCTAATGACATCTGTCAAGTAGTATATCAAAAGACAAAGATTGATGAAAAGATCGTTTGTCAGTTCTCATGGTACTGCGATAAAGGACCTGTAGTAAGATCTAAAGAGATGTATGCGGAATCTATGGAAGTAGCTAAAAAGGTCCTGTTAGAGGATTTTAGATTGCCATCTGTAGAGAAGGCATTATACTATCATGCTGACTACATTAAAAAACCTAACTGGGGTAAACCAGTAGTGGCACGTATTGGACGTCATATATTTTATGGAGATAGAACGTGAATTTAATGGAAACACTTATAGTATGGAAAGAAAAAGCAGTAAAGTTTTTTGAGTCGTTTCCTAAAGCATCTGCTGATGTATTTGCCTGGATAAGTATTGTTATATTATGCTTAAGTAATATACCAAGTTATTATGCATTGATGACGGCTGTAACGGATAAGACTCCTCCCCTGGATATGTCCTTAATTGTATGGGTCGGTCTATTGCTTTATTTCTTCCGTTCAGCTATACTTAAAGACATGATTATGGTAGCAACTATTGGATTAGGTTTTGCTATTCAACTCATCTTTTTAGGGCTCATTTATTTCATATGACCGACGACATAACTGAACTAACTGATGCGTTAGTAATTACCAAGCGCTTTAGATCACCTAATGAGTTTAGTATCTTCATTGATGAGCGAGTTAATAAACTAAAGATTGGTTACATGGATGCAGTTATTAATTACTGCCAGGAAATGGATATTGATGTTGAATCCATAGGTCCATTAATAAATCAAAAACTTCGTGAAAAGATACAAGTAGAGGCCGAGCAGGCAAATATGATTAAACCAAGAGGTCATCTGCCTATATGATAATGGAACCATTTGAAGTTTATCGTTATTACCTAGCATTAAGATTACATTTTACTACTGACAAGTATGATGTGATTAAGCAACAAGGAAAAGTCAGAGCATCACGCCAGGCGTTTAATAAACGTAAGGATCTATTGTCCATTAAACGCGTTGCAGATACCTATAGTGATAAAGATGTAGTAGATTTTTTAGTAGCAAATTTCGTATCAGGTGATCGCTGGGGTGGTGTATTTGATTCTGAGGCTAAAACCAGATATACGGAGTGGAAGCGGCGCATTGAATCTTTAAGCTATACCTTCGATAAGGAGATATGTAAACTTAGAGATATATGTGATCGAGATAATTTACCGTACGATACTATATTTAAAGTAACAACCGGGCAACACCCGTTTATACTTAAAGCATTCTTGCGCAACGACATTTCTATAGAAACTCTAGTTATATTGGATAGCATAAATAACTATGTTGCAGCATTAGACGAAGTACTTGCTTTAGACTTAATCTGGCCGGATATATCGAGAACTATTAAGAAGTATAAACCTTTTCTTACGGTAAAAAAAGAAAAATACAATGACATCTTTAGAAGACGATTTGGATCTAGTACAGACTAGAATTATACAAATTGAGAAAAACATTAATATGTTAAATGAGAATTGCCAACATCTAGCTGATCATATGAGAGAAACTCAAAGATTTTTGGTAAAGTTAGCACAAAATCAGGCTGAGATTACTAAGAGGATATCGCAGTGGCCTTATATTGCGGTAGAACGTAAAGGTGAAGAAGAGTAAATAGTTAATTTATATGAAGCAGAAGAATATAGATTGGGATCGCGAAAAGAAAATTCATCGCGTCGAAAAAGGTTCCAATAAGATGGATAAACATCGGAACAAGATATATAATTTAGTTATCAATTCCGATGATTATAATGATCTAGAGGATGAGATTTACAGTGAAGTTTATGATGGCAACACCTTAAAACATAAACGTCGCTAATACAACGCTATACACATTTATACGGAGATACACATGGCATTAGATTTTTCTGCCCTGAAGAAGGGTCGTGGTAATTTTGATTCATTGATGAAAGAGGTTGAGAAGATCGCGCAACCCCAAGGTCAAGAATCGCAAAAAGATGATCGCTTCTGGCAACCAGAAGTAGATAAATCAGGAAACGGATTTGCAGTTATTCGTTTTCTACCCCCTCCTAAAGGTGAAGAACTTCCTTGGACACGTATTTGGAATCATGGATTCCAGGGTCCTACAGGTAAGTGGTACATCGAAAATTCACTAACTACATTAGGTAAGCCAGACCCTGTTTCTGAGCTTAACACCGAATTGTGGGCTACAGGTCTTGAGTCTAACAAAGACATCGTACGTAAACAAAAGCGTAGATTGACTTACATTTCTAACATCTATGTAGTCAAAGATCCTGCGCATCCAGAGAACGAAGGTAAAGTATTCCTTTATAAGTTCGGCAAGAAGATCTTCGACAAGATCAAGGATGTTATGCAGCCTCAATTTGAAGATGAGGATCCAATTAATCCTTTTGACTTCTGGAAGGGTGCTAACTTCAAACTCAAGATTCGTAATGTAGAGGGTTATCGTAACTACGATAAGTCTGAATTTGAATCACCATCAGTACTAGCTGACGATGATGAGATGGAAAAGATTTGGAACAGCCAGCATTCTCTAC